AAAGCTCTTGGTTTTCTACTGGTGCTCGTTTAGCTTTTTCGTCTCTGTATTGTTTTGATATTACTATGTATTCTTGTGGTGTCAGTTGGTGCACATCTTTGTTATGAGTGCTTTTTAACCAATCACGAAATCTATACTCATCATTGATGTTGACATTGGCTTCTTTTTGCATCGTTTCTAATAATCCCATGCTGTCCAGTCGATCCATAATCCAAGCTTCGGGATCACCTTCTCTAGCCTTCGCTACTTCATATGGCATTTCGCCGTTGCTCATGTAGTAAGATATCAGTTCTCGGTATAGTTTACCAAATGTTATTAGATCTTCTCCGGCTAGTACTGCCTGGTATGATTCTGCATTCTGGTCTAATATCTTTTGCACTTCTTCTTTTTCTCCGTGTCCTATGCCGTAGTCTTGAGCCTGAGGGCTTAGACCTATGTCTGCTGGCTCATCCTTCTCTTTGACTGTCACTGATTCTATTCCTCTTTGTGCGTAATCTGTCTGAACCCAATCATTAAAATTTGAATCAACCATTAATTTTTCCATCTGTTCGTCGGATAACTCTGTACCATCTTTAAATTTAGCATCTTGTAAGTCGTATATATTATCACCGGTATCTTGCATTTCATACTCCACAGTGTTTAGATCCACTTCTTTGCCATCGATCATGATAGGTTTATCAGCTGCTTCCGCTACTGATTCCTCACCTGCCATTGCTGGTTGTTTCTCTGCTCTCTGATCCGCAGCAGATGCAGCATCTTGTAGAGCTGTGATCTGTTCTGGTGTATAATAATTTTGTATGTTTGGACTCTTTAATAAAGTATTCATGATATAGTTCTTAACAGTATCACAAGCACAAGCATCTGGTCCTTCTTTATCTGCCAATTCGCCCAACTGATCAAATAGATCATCATCACCAAATCCTAATCCCTGTAGAGTTGACACAGCATTAACTGCTTCGTTGCCCACAGGAAAATGTTTGCTCATTACATCTTTTAATTTGCTAAAATTCTCACCAGCATGATCTTCGTCTGGTAAAGAATGAATTCCTTCGGTAACTTTAGATTCTATTCTATTAGCCCATTTTTCAAATTCTTCTCCTTCGCCTTTGGCTTTGCCTTGACGATCTTTTTTAGGAGCAAATTTACTTGGATCTTGTCTTACTTCGTCAGCGTATGCTGGATTTTGTTGCATTTTTTTATAATCATCAATATATCTTTTTGCCAATTGTATTGCAATCTTTTTATTTTTTGTATAATTTTCATCTGGTTTAAAGAACGGTGCTCCTTCGTTGCCCATATCATCGGCTACTTGGCTAGCAAAATTAGCAATTCTATCTTCTTCGTCGTTTCTAGTTAACATTCTTGAAGCGATATCTGATAGAATAGAACTTAACATAGTATTCTTATTTGAAAATTTTGTTACTGATAACATCTTATCAGCAGCAGGATCTGCTCTTAATACTAATTTCTTTTCTGGATTGGCTAGGAATGATTGTACCATTGCTGAATGATCCACTGGTGGAGATATCTCTCCATCTCGGTCATCATACTCTTTCATGATTGAATGAATCAATGGTAGAGCTGATTCTACTTTGTCATCAAGGTGTTTTAATGTAAATTTTTCTCTTAAACTATTTCTAGTAGCATCATCTAATTCAGCAATAGTGGTAGGTTGAAAACTTTCTTTGGCTTTTGTGTAATGTGCTTGCTTACTTAAATTTTTTACATAATTTCTCATGTTTTCTAATTTAAGTCGACTTTTTTCTATAATGTCGCCTACTGAGTTGTTTAACTGATCTTTGTTAGAAGCATATCGAGAAAAACTATTAAGTTGAGCAATTTGTTCACTCATTTTAATAATGTGTTTGCCAAAATCATCATGAGGTACACCACCGTTAGCAACATGTCGAGCCATTGCTCTCGCACCTGCTAAATGTTTCATTGGATATTTGAATCTTTCTCCTTGTGCGTTTTCAATATATAGGCTATTAATCTGTCTGCTTCTAGCACCTGGCACTGATTCGTCCACTGCTTGTGCATGTCTTATAATTAATCTTGTTTTGTCTAAATTTTCGTAAGAAGATTTTTTAGTTCCTGTAAGACTTTCTGCTACTGGAATGCCTGCTAATCGTGTTAATTGGTTTAGTTCTTCTGACATATCGTCTGTATTTACCGTTTGATTCACATCTGCAAGATTCTTAAAATCCTGCTGTGTAAGGCTGCTTTTTGTGATATCTCTTACATCAAAACCCACTTGATGTTCCACTGCAAAATCTTTTAATTCTTTAAGGAAAGAGTACCAATTGGCTCTAGCAGTATCGTCAATTTTTTCTACTAATCCTTGATTGTAGAACACTTTCATGCTCTCTCCATCAGCTATGCTGATGCTAACTCGTCCAAAATTGTCTGAATTTTCGCTAAATTCAAAATCAAAAAATACTGCTGATTTAGGATCTGCTGTTACATTACCCGCACTGTCTCCTAACTGTATATTAGCAAACTTGCTGCGTATTTTATTGAATAAATCCTGTGATGTTTTGGGCTTGATCATACTATATTTATTACGTACCTAGGTTAGCAAATATAGGCATTGGTACTGTCCATTCGGTGGTTCTATCAGTCCATCGTTCAAATATTTTAGGGTCAAATGTAGCTAAAACCTGCATCATACGAGTCATTAATAGACAAGCACTTACAAGGTCGTCGTGCTGTCCAGGCTTTCCTTTGAAAGAAATACCCGATGCTACAAAGTCTTTTAATTCTGATATCAGTGGTTTACTGTTAATTTTCATTTTACCTGATTCCACTAATTCTTTAAATTTAGCACAGGCTGCTATTTTGTGTTTAGCAGTGGTGTTAAATCCTCTTCGAAATTTTCTACGATGTCCTTTTCTTATAGGTTCACTTAAAAACTGTCCGTGTATATTTTCTTCTCCTAGATCCATTACTCGCAATAACACTGCTTCTCCTAGAGTATTGTTCTCCATACTGTAATATATTGCAGGAGTTTCAGATGGATTTTTTTCTACAATTGAATCATAGATGTGTTTTGTGATTGCTTGTAATATTCTAACCTGTTGATTAGCAGGTGTAGTATTGTTATGCCATTCCCCCACTTGTTCAAAACTCGGTAATTCAAATATCTGTATAGCTGCAAAGTCTCCTCCGGTACCCAAACTAGGATCCAGTGCCACCATGTAGGCATTGCCTGGTGTGGGTGTTTTCCACCAACGCACTTGTCCCATATTAATCAATGGATCTTTGCCTTCTAACTCCACTAATTTTATACTAGAGATTAATGTTTCATCAAAGATTAAGAATTCGCACTCGTGCTCTCGACGAAATCTTTCTTCCCCAATTCTACTTTTTTCTTGCTCGGCCCATTTTTCATCTCGATCTGGATGTTCGGACCAGTGAGCTTTCATAGCATAGAAACCGTTGGTCCCTACTGTGTTATCGTTACCGTAGTCATCATATCTTTTTAAGGCTTCTTTCCAAATCAAAGCGAACTGATCTTCATCCGAGTTTGGTGTTGAAGTAATTAAACATTTTCCTCCTGTGCTCAATGTAGGAGATAATGAAGTCCAGAATTCTTTGGCTTTCTCGGGCGGTTGTACGAATGCAAACTCATCACAATATATTAAAGAAAGTGACATACCTCTACCTGTGTTCTCAGTAGTGGTGGTTGCCATAATTTTGGATCCATTATCAAATTCTATAGAGTTTCTATTGTATTGTGTAACACCTGCTTTGATCCACGATGGCAACATCTCATATCCATAACGCACTCTTGACATAATGTCTGATGCTCCTTGATATTTGTGTGCTGCAATTAGTATTTGAGAATCAGGTTTGAACATAGCATACCATAGAAGATATCCAGCAGCACAGGTAGTCTTTCCTGTTTGTCGTGGTAGCATGGCAATACTGAATCGATGATTATTGTAACTTTCAATTAATCTTTCTTGATAAGGAAACGGAATAAAGTCCATGGATCCTTTGGTAGGATGTTGTATTTTAATAAATTCTTTCATGAAGAAAAGAGGACCGGTTTTTGGATCCATACATTTCTCTAATTTTAATACTTGATCAGCAGTATACTTGTGCTTCTTATGAGCTTTTTTTATTTGGTCTGAATCTAACGATATGTATGCCATGACTATTATTTAAGTGTAAAATAACACACCGCTCGTATATAGATAATGAGTATTTGGTAAAACTAAGCTACTGTTAATGATGTACCTAGTGCAACAGTGGATCCACTAACATCAATAGAGTTTGAACCTAGCACAGTAGAAAAGTCATCATTTGGATTTAAACCAACTCTTCTAACTCTAGTTTGCATATCTGCAGCGGTGGCATTTTTATCCATTACTAGATGAATTGTACCTGCTGATGAGTTTGTAACTTGATAAGCAAGAGGATTAAGTTCTTTTAAAATCATTTCTACAACACCGTCTATGTATACATCTATTCCGTTGTTAGTAGATTCGTCTTCAGTTCTTAAATCAATAGCAGTACCATCTGCTTTTTTAACTGTTAATAAAAAAAGATTACAATTAACAGGATACAGTGTTCCTGCTGTTGCTTCTACTCCAGATACTCTTGTTACTGTTGCCATATGAATTATTTATCCTTCTTTTCTTTGTCTTTGAGAGCTTTCTTCATCGGCTCTGTTTTATTACCATCTTTGTCCATATCTAAAAAGTCTGGTTTAGCTTTAGCTTCTTGATAAGTTTGTTTGAAACTCTCATATTGGGCTCTTAGACTGTTAGATAATTCTTCTTCTGTGATTTCAGATTCTCCCATCTTGATTGCCATAGGATTGTCTCCTCCAGCTGCTTTAACATAAGCACCTTTTTCACGATTTAAATCTGTTCCATTTGGTATTGCTGCTTTGATGTCACTGTATTTTTCTTTTGGAGTGTTAGCATAATTTTCATCTGCTTGTACATCGTCTGATGCTGCAGGTTGATTGATCATATCTTGACTAACTGGTTGTACTCCTGCTAATTTTAATAATTGCATCATCATTGCTGCTTCTTCTGGATTGTCTGTGGCAATAACAACTGATTCATTCATTTTCTTTTCTTTGTCTTTGATAGCTTTTTTCATAGGTTCCTTTTTGTTGCCGTCTTTATCCATGTCTAAGAAGTCTGGTTTCGCTTCTTGTACTGATTCGTTTTCTTTTTCTTGTTTGTGTACTCTATCCCATACATGGGCTTGTGATTGTCCATGTTTTTTAATAAATGCTTCTCTGCTCATATCCACAGCATCTGATTCTAAATCCATTAACCAACTTTTTACTCGGCCTTCTTCCATTTCCGCTTCAGTTACGCCTGCTGCTTTCATGAATTTTGCATTATCAAAATTTGGATTGAAATGTTGAAATATAGCTGAATGATGTTTAGCATATTCTGCTCTCTTAATTGGATCTTCGATTTGTTTTAATGTATCTGCAACATATTGAAAATGTTGACGTGTCATATTCTCATCTATTTCGCCTTCGTTTTTTTCAACGCTTTTAGCAATATCATGAGCTTTAGTGATTGTAGATTTTTTAAGAGGAGGAGTGTCTCCTGTGGATTTCATAGCTTGTGCCATTCCAATCGCATATGGATTTTTTGCTTTTTCATCCACAGTACCGTTGGTTTTCGCAACACTAGCGATTGCATCTTTAACATCCACGTTAGGATTGTTTTCTTGAATTTGTTTAAGTCTAGATAAAATATCAATCATTTCCATAAAATTATTTTCCTGCTGGATCTGGGTTACCTTTTACTGGACCTTTGTGTGCTGGTTTAATTGGTGAGCTAGAATTTTTCTTATCACCTTCGTTTTTTTGTATTTCTTGTTCCACTTTAGGTTTAGCAGCAAATTCTATTTCTTTTCTAGCTTTTAATAATTCTTTTAATAAACTTTGATTAGCTTTGTCTCCATATACTTCATCAGCTTTTACTTTAGGAGCATCTTTGTATTCTATGTCTTGTAACATAGATTTAAATTCTGATTTTTTTTCTGCTTTTGCCTTCATTTCTTCTTGATACTCTTCTGTGGGCTCTCCAGGTTTTCTCACAACGATTTGATTAGGATGCAATCTCATGCTGTCAGCAACCAATGTTCTTATCTCAAATACCGATGCTGGATACATTGTGGTCAATTCAAATATTGTTACTGCTTCGTTTTTTAAATGTGGAAAATCTAATGGCATTTCCTGTATAGGAGTTTTTTTGCCTTTTGACAAAGTTTTAACTTCGTATTTTTTTAGTACTGTCTCTAATTTAGATCCAAAATCTTCGCTTAAATCGCCAGCTACCTTGATTTTGTAGTTGTATTCTTTAGTCGATTCTGCTAGATATTGTTTAAAGTCTGTCATAATGCAGTATTTAGTCTTTCTTGAGCAGTTTCTTCATTAACTCGTTACGATCGCTAATGATCATGCCTTCACTTTCAACCGGTTCGCTAGTGTCGTCTGAGCCGCTTTTATCGATTTTAAGTTTTTTAAGTTGTAATTCTACCATCTGTAGTTTTTTGTCAATTTTTTGTGATTTTGCATCAATAGCATTGCGTAACATGGAGCTGGCAACTTCAAAAATACGTCCTGAATATCTGCTGTCCACATTCATACCCAAATCCATAAGATTTTTATAACTTTCTTCTGCTTCCATAGCCAGTTTATCCAACTCTAAATCACTCAATTCTCCTAAGCCTTTAACCTGAGGCAATGCTGCTGCTATCTTATCAAACTCTTGATAAGTTTTTTCTAATGCTTTGGCAGTCTGAGGATCTACATTCTTGGGTATAGCGGGTTTGTCTTTTTCTTCTCGAGATTTCTCTTTGGCATCTACTTTGGAGAATGCTTCTTTAACATTTGGTAAATTGAGTATCTCTTCTAACTTGCGTGTCATGTTTGATATTTACTTGCGATTGCCCTGATGGAATAATTGTTCTTCACTCAATACTCGAAAAGTAATACGATTCTGTCGAGCATAAGCAGTAGCAGCTTCCCATTTGGCTCTATTAATAATAACCTGTGTTTGTCTACCAGAACTTTTACCAGCACGTGCCATGGTAATTTGATTCATGGGTTTTACTTCTATTAATTCTGCATGTTTACTGCCATCCTTATCCATATAAACTATAAAAAAATCTGGCACATAAATTGTATATTTTCCAGTAAGTGGATGACGATAAGGTATCTGTATAGACTCGCTGGCCCACTGATAAACGTTTGGATGTTCATCACACAATCTCATGAATGAGTGTTCCCAGCCACTCCTATAGGTTGGAGATTTTAAACCCACATACTTGGCAGGATTCTTCATTATGAATTTTCCTCTAGCGAATTTCATTAGGCTACAATATTTCTTGAAACTAGGTCTTTACTATCTCTGTTTTTTCTCACACCCAATCGGCTAGATTTAAATCTGTTAGTGTTAAGAATAATTGTTATCAACTCACTCATTTGCACAGGATTAGCTTTGCCTAGTGTGTCTAGAATTTCCATTACTGGAACAGAATCAATTTTTGCTTGTTGTAATATTACGTAGGCAGTCTCTTCAGCAGGTTGACGATCAAATCCTCTTTTGACAAAGAATGCTACAGTGGCATCATAATCGTTGGCATTGAATTGAAATGGTTCTACATATTGTTCTGTAGTCAAAGAATCTATAGTTTTTTGTAAACTGTCTCTGTCTTTTTGTGGTAGATTCGTATAAAATTCAGCCATTATAATACTGCCTTTTCTGCTATTATAGAAACTTCGTTAGTGGTTCTATTAATTTTAATATATCCTTCATTAACTAATTTAGTTATATCAGAAAGAGCTCGATTTCTATAAATGTTTTTGACAGAGACAGACGAGGAAGCAAACTCAACATCACTCTGTGCTATAGATAATCCTTTTCTAGAACCATTGCGTTGATAATATATACTTGCAGCAACTCTATCTCTTGCAGATAAATTGGTTTGTAATAAATTAAATGCTTCTGTTGGACTCAAATAATTTTGTGTATCAATGATAGGATTATTAATGACTCTGCTGGTTTTATTTTTGTCATCAACGTTGCCTTTGGCTCCAGCCAATGTCACTCCCACTGCTGCTACCACTGCTGCTGTGCCTACAGAAAAACTTCCCACTGGATTGGTTATTGTACCGCTCTTCTTGCCTATTTCTTGAATTCCTGTTTTTGAAATACCTTTTAATTCTTCTTTAACATCTTTGGCTTTGACTTTTTTTGCATTGTTATAGGTATTGATACCTGTAAGTATGGTACCTAAACTAATATTATTATTAGCTACATCACTGATTACAGATCCCACACCATCAACAATTCCTCCAGGACCAAATATTGAATTTGTTCCTCTGCCTAGTACGCTCAGAGGTGATGGTTCATTATCATAATGTAGTGTTGCGAATCCTCTAGGATCGGCTTTGTTTACATTGCCTACTCTGTATAACACAGTTTCATACATCACTTGCATGGTATTACTCATGATTCCGCCACCATCGGCTTGATCTAGATCATCATGACTGAATGATGTTATTACAGGATTAACGAGAGTAAATGATGTAAATTTTTTTCTATGTAATACAAATATCTGTATACTTCTTAACAATGGTTTTTTTCTTGCTTTGGCATTATCCATACCAAACTGTCTAGGAATTCCTTCACCAGATTCGTACATGGTATCTTTGCCAAAACTTGTAACAGTGTTGTTGGCCCCACCCAGCGTAACGGAATCTGCGATGTTATACTCATAGTAGGATTTCCAAAAAGCATTCACAGTGTCAGCTTGATCATCATGGAATGATATATTAACTGGTTGGTATTGTATTCTAGTGGCTACGAAAGTCTTTTTATTGTATTGCAATTTTTCTTCATAATTTAAATTATATTTTGGCAACTGACAAGTTTTAACCAACATATTAAGTTCTAATTTTTCGCCATCTGTGAATGGTCTTGATATAACAGTATTGTCGATATCGAATACCACATGGAAAAGAAATTTATTTTTTGGTGCTAATTTAAAATTATCATCAAGATACAAACGACTGGCGTGTTGATAATCTTTCAATCCTGGAAGACCGTCTGAGAATCCTTTTAAGAAATTATTAATGCTTGGCATACTCTATATTTATAGTCACAAAAAAAGCGCCGTTAAAGGCGCTTCTTTTGCTATAAACGAAATGTAAAATTATATACCGCCGCCTGTTGCTAATGAACCTATAGTTCTTGTCAATGCTGTGCCAATTCCTGTGCCTTGAGGAGTTTGTACTGCGTTGTCATATCTGATTGATAAAGTGATTGTAACTGGATCAGATGTAGCATAAGCCAATGTGTTGTAGTTTACTGATTGTACGTAAGAGCCGTAAAGTTCCCAAGTTTCTAATACACCTGGTGCTGTTGCGCCATTACCACCATCTAGCATTTCAATTCTAGTAGTGAATTTGTAATCAATTCCTGAAGCAGCAGATGATTGTTCAAAGAAATCAAATTGTTTCTGAACTTGTTCACCAACTAATTTAGAAACTGAATTATTAACATCGTCTCTTAAATTTAATGTGATAGCTTCCCATGTGTGTTTTCCAGCCATATAAATTCTTGAGTTGTAAACATCTAGTGTTACATCATCAAAAGTTAAATTAGGTCGGGTAACATCAATAACTTGTTTAGTTAATTCTGATCTTGGAGTTGATACACCGAAGTTTTCAAGAACTACTCTAAAACGATACTGAAGTTTTGGCATCAATAAACCTTGAGATGCTGAACTCTGATCGTTTGCTAATGGTACTGTAAATTTACTTAATGTTGAGATTGCCATATTTTTGTTCCTTTTTATTTACCGGGTATTAAACTCCCAAGTTAGCTATTTCTCCTGTGTTTTTAATTCTTAAAGGTATGTAGATAAACTCAACTGATTTCACAGGCTCAATTGCTATGTCAACATACAGTTCATTTCTGTCGATCCTTGTAGCAGTGTTATTTGTTTCATCACACACCACTAAGAAGTCATATAATGCTCTTTGACCTACTAGTTCTAACAAGAATGATTCGATAGCTGCTTTGATTTCATTTCTTGTTAAAGAATCATTTGGTTCAAATATAAACGGTTTAGCTATCTTGTCTAATTGTGTTCTTAGATAAACAGTTAATCTTGAAACGTTAATTCTATCTAGAGCTGAACTTTCAGAAGTTTTAGTTAAGTTACCAAAGTTCAATATTCCTGTTCCTGAGAAGAATGTAATTGGATTTACTTTTGCAGAATGCATACTGTCTCTAATAGATTCAGTTAAAGCAATCTGTTCAAATTCTCCTGTAGCACTGTCAATGTATCCTACTGAGGTTGCATTGTCAACGATACCTCTTCTTGTACCAGCTGGAGCAAACCATGGGAATGCCACGTTGTCATTGTTAGCTAATACTCTTAGCATCATGTGACTTGGTGGAACAACGATTGTGTTACCAGTGTTGTCTGTGGTTCTTCCTGATGGATAAAACACACCAAGATAATTTCGTCTCCGTTATCAGTAGCACCTGCTGAGTTATTAGCCCAGTTAGTGATAGCTGTTGATGTGCCTGCTAATCTCATTGGAGAATCTCCAACAACAAAAGATGTGTTGTTTCTGTCGGTATTAAGATTAACCAAGTTAGCAATTACTTCAGGATATCCTGGACATGCTATAATGTTAAATCCTCTTTGATCTTCTCTGATTGCTTGATTAGTATCAATTTCTGATTTTAATTGTTGAACAATTACTTTTCTCACAGCTTTTCTACCAAAAGTGCCAGATCCGTTATCGTTATTAGCATTTTTAGTTACCCATCTGTCTGGATAGTAACCAGATACTGATTCGTTGCCGTATCTAATGTTACCTTTGCCTGATGATCCAGAACCTGGATATGTGGCTGTAGTTACGTAGCTGTTTCTATATTCTTTAACATTGTATCCTGATCTTCTTGTGTTGAATAACAAGATTGATTTTGGATATAGAGCTGGATCTGGACAATCTGGATCCACAAAGTCATCACTTAAAAGAGCTTTAATTGAACTTGCTGTTCCTGCTCCACCAGATGATAATGAATCATCTTTGTCAGTGTCAGTTTGCCATCTAGCATCTGCAAAAACTATACCAGTTTCTGTAGTTTGATCTGTGTTATCAAGTAATACGAAATCAGCACCATCTGTTAATGTTGTATCGTATCTATAGATTTTTGGATAGTTTTCTAAATCTGAAGTATCAATCCATAAATCATTTGCAACTAGAGCAGTACCATCTGATTGTGTGGTAGGTTTAGTTGATGAAAATTGCGGACCATTTGGATCAGTTGTAGCATAAACTTGTACATAACCTTTCCATGCAGTTCCATTGTGAACCATGATATCAGCTTCTAAATTAGTGTTGTACCATAAAGTTCCGTTGCTTGGTTCGTTGCTTGGCTCTGATGTTGAAGCTGTGTAGCTTAAACGTTTCCAATTTGTAGCAACAACCACTGCTGGTTGTGTAGAATCTTCTGTGTAACCAGCTGGAGCAACATATAAATTGTCCACTTTGGTTGCAGAGTTTGCTGTGTAAGAACCATAATCGTGTGCATTAGATGTTCCAAATCCTGCATCAGCTAGAGCTGTGCCTGAAGAAACGTTCCACATTCTAAATTCTCCACCTAGTGCATGAGTAATTTTAATAGCACCAGTTGAAAGTTTAGTTGCAGAAATATTTGTAAATCCTGCTGCGCTAATTGCTGCAACAAAATCATCAGCACCAGTTCCACCTAGAGTTACAGTTTTTGCTGTGTCTAGAGCAGATTGAGCTTTTAGTGATTCTTGAATTTTAATTTCATGCCCATTAGTGAAAGATGGAGTTGTGTTTTTAGAAGTGATTGATGTAACACCACCTTCGTATTTGAAAACTGTAAAGTCAGCCAGTTTAGGAGTAGTGTCAAAAGCACCTAAAGTTGATTGCTCTGCTGCGTTGTATTGTGTGTAAAGTGT